TTTATGTTTATTTTTAAATGATAAGATGATAGAACATTCGCACAAAAAATCGCTATCGGAGTGTTTAAAGACAAAAAGAAAAATAGAACGACATAATGATAGTGGTAATTCATATGTTCAATGTTCTGTAGTAAAAGCTAAAACCTATGTTGATAAACATGGAATTAAACGAATAGAAACTATTGAGGGACACTAATGAAATTAAAACCAAAATACACTATTCCAGCTTTATGGGTCATTGTTATTTTTTGTTTTTTAATGGCATCTGGTTGCACAAACAAAGAAAAATATCCTAATAAAATGGATAGCATTGCTAAAGCTTTATCTAAGATAAAAAAATGAAATATTGTATTTATTGGGTGTGCAAAGGATTTTGTCTATTGTTAAAAGACTGTAAATGTAATAGGGTATCTAAAAATGAAACTATCAGCAAACTTTCAATTAAGTGAGTTAGTTAAATCTCAAACAGCAGAACGAAAAGGTATACCAAATAATCCTTCTCCTGCTCATATAGATAATTTAAAATCTTTGTGTATTAATGTATTACAACCAATACGATCACATTTTGATGCTCCAGTAATCATATCTTCTGGTTATCGTTCAGCAGAACTTTGTATTGCGATTGGATCGAAACCTACATCACAGCATGCCGAGGGTAAGGCAGCCGATATAGAAGTAGTAGGAGTAGACAATAAAGAATTAGCACAATGGATCAAAGATAATTTAGAATATGATCAATTGATTCTCGAATTTTATCGAGATGGTGAGCCCGATAGCGGCTGGGTCCATGTCTCCTGGAACTCAGGCGAGAACCGAAATATGTCACTTCGAGCATTGAAAGAAGAAGATAAAACTAGATATAGGCCATGGTAAAAAATATTAATGAAAAAACATATCAAATAATAGATAATTTTTTAGATGTGGAGTATTACAGTGATTTAAAAAAATTTTTACACAGTGAAGATTTGCAATGGTTTTATAGAGATAAAAATACAGATAGTGCTGAAGATTGTTTTTTTACACATAGTTTCTTTAACAATTTTCAACAAGGTCCTTATAACGATTATTTAAAAAAATTTTATGAAAAAATAGATGCTAGAGCTTTAGTTTGTGTGCGAGCAAACTTAGTGGTGGCAAAAGAAAATCATTTTTATTCAGATTGGCATACAGATTATATTTATCCAAATTGTTGGACTGGTATTCTTTATTTTACAACTTGTAACGGTGAAACACATTTGCAAATTAATGAAGAACAGATAAATATAAAATCTATTGAAAATCGTTTAGTAATATTTAAAACCTCTATAAAACATAGAATGAAAAGCCAAACTAATACCAAAAGAAGAATAATATTAAATTTAAATTATTTTGTATGAAACTAAGAGCTAATGATAAAAAATCAGTTAATTATTAAAAAACCAATTCAATTTCAAGGTTATTTATTAGAAGAAATTTATCCTAATTATATAGATGATACCTATTTTAAAAACAAAATAGATTTAGGTATTCGTGAAAATAAAAACCAATATATTTCTAATGTTAAAGGTTTAAAGACTAATTATCATTTTTTTGATAACGACATTAAATTACAAAATATAGTTCAAGATATATCCCCCTCTCTTTTTGATATAATAGGTCCCTTTAATGCTGCTTGTAGAGATTCATGGGGATGTAGATATGATGATTATTCTCATTTTGTTAAAGAACATCATCATGAAGTAGCTAAAGCTCCTGGTTTTTCAGGGATACTTTATTTAAGTGACGAAGGTCCAGGGACATATTTTCCTGAACTAGATTATTTGGTTAAAGATAAAAAAGGAAAAATAGTTATTTTTCATCCTTCTTTACTACATTCGGTTAAAGAATTTAAATATAAAACATCTAGATATATTATTTCTTTTAATTTTAATTTTATAAAAAAATGGGATAATATAGAATCATGAAAATAAATTTATTTAGTTCTCCTATTTTTGTATCAAATATAGATTTAGATATTGTTAAAGTAGAACCAGAGGGGGTAAAAAATAATTGGAATTCAGAAACTCTTAGTTCATTTGGAATGAATAATAGAATGAATAGTGCCTCATACAAAACACTCATGAACAAAATAGCTGAAATGTTAAACCCTATTATGCCTGCTTACTCTAAAATGGAGTTATTAAGTATTTGGAAAAATGAATATATAAATAATGATTTTCAAGAAGCACACATACATTGTAAATCTCATTTTAGTTTTATAATATATGTACAAGGTAAATCAAAAACTTTATTTTTTTCTCCTCAAAAATATTTAATTGAATCTTTTTATGATTATGATTTTTTTGATAAAGTGTACGAGTCAGAATGTAGACCAGGGCAAATAATAGTTTTTCCAAGTTATTTAGAACACATGGTAAAAAAATCTTCAGGTAATATTACTTACGCAGGTAATGTAAAAATATTAGATATTGAGCATAAAAGAATTGAAATTAATCTTCCAAAAGTGATGTGTAATTAAAGTATGGCTATAACTAGATCACAAATGACGAGACAACTGCAACCAGGACTAGGTAAATCTTGGAGAGGTTCTAAAAAGAAAGTTTCTCAGTATGCTAAAAAAATCAAACCCCATCGCAAAAGAAGTAAGGTCTAGAAAGTACAGACCTCAAGTGGTACAATCAGATAAGTTGTACAACCGCAAAAAGGAGAGAATTAACACTCTCAAAGCGGCCGCTATTAAGGAGGAAACATAAATGGCTAAAAAAGGTAAAAAATCTGGACCTTGTTGGGAAGGATATGAAATGATTGGCATGAAGACTAAAGGTGGTCGCAAAGTACCTAACTGCGTACCTAAAAAATCTTCTGGAGGTGAAATGGTGAAACAAGAATATAATGGTTCTTACATCAAATCAGAAATTGGAGATGGTGAATACGTGTCTAATGAATCATATGAAAATTACTATAAGGATTTAATCTAATGTTTAAAAAAATAAAACAAAAAGTATGTGAATTAATTTGTAAAGTATTAGGTATTACACAATGTCTGTGTAGTCACGAATGTAACTGTAAAAAGGAACAAAACAAATAATGAAAAAAGAATGTGCAATTTGTAAAAAAGAATTTGAAGCTGCAAATGAGCATCAAACTATTTGTAGTGAGGAATGTAAACAAGAGGCTTTAGCACAATTAGACCAAGGGTCTGATGAATGTCTATCGTGTCAGTAATGGCTGGTAAAAAAGAAACTATACTAGACGAAATAAAAAGAATGGGTACAAAAGCTTTTGCAGATGAAGCTACTCGTTTAAAGCTTAATTCCTCTTTAAGAAGAGAATCTAAAAAAACTGGACAATATGTATTTCAGTTTAATAAGGGCGGACAAGTAAAATACTATAAGGATATAATGTAATGGCTACATCAGGTACTACATCATTTAATTTAACTATTGAAGAAATTATAGATGAAGCATTTAACAGATGCGGTATGCGTCCTAACTCTGGAAATGATTTAAAAAGAGCCAGAAGAAATTTAAACGTTCTTTTTTCTGATTGGGGCAACAGAGGAGTTCATCTATGGAAAGTAGAATTAGATGAAATAGCTTTAGTTGCTGGTCAAGCAGCATATACATGTAATTCAGATGTAAGTGATGTATTGGAAGCATTTATTTCTACAACAGGTGGAGGAAACGATAACGCTACAACTCAAGATGTTTCTTTAACTAAAATAGATAGATCTGCTTATGCAGCTCTTCCTAATAAATTAAATCAAGGACAACCAGCACAATATTATGTTGATAGACAAACAACACCAAAAATTTACTTATACCAAGCACCAGATACAGCTACTTACACTTATTTAAAATTTTATGTAGTTAAAAGAATTGAAGACGCAGGAGCTTACTCTAATAATCCAGATGCAGTGTATAGATTTTTACCATGCATGATTGCAGGGTTAGCTTATTATATATCTTTTCAATACGCACCAGATAGAGTGCCTTTATTAAAACAAACTTATGAGGATGAAATGATGAGAGCACTAGACGAAGATGGTCAAAGAACTTCTTTATACATTTCTCCTCTAACTTACTTTGGAGATGGTGTATAATGGCTTTTGCTAAAGGTAGAAGATCTATGTCAATTTCTGATCGTTCTGGTCAGGCTTTTCCATATACAGAAATGGTTAGAGAGTGGACGGGGGCGCTTGTTCATTATTCTGAATACGAACCTAAACATCCACAGTTAAGACGAAAAAAAGTAACTGCTGATGCAATCGCTTTACAAAACGCTAGATCTCAAGATTTTAATATTTATTCAGGTGGCTCTAGATATACAACAGCTGATTTAACTTTACCTGGTGAATTTGCTTTTATGTCCAATGGAATGCAACCTGATAATGGATCCGAACAAAATAGACAAAGACAATTACTTACCACAACAGGGAGTGTTACAATAGTAATATCTTAATATGGCAATTAGTTATTCAAATTTTTTAACTCAAATTAGAAGTTACACAGAGGTAGATTCTAATGTGTTATCGGATACATTGTTAGATCAATTTATCAGTAATACAGAACTAGATATCGCTGGAAAAGTGGATTACGATGATTTAAGAAAATACGCTACTTCTAGTTTTATTTCTGGACAAAGATACTTGTCTTTACCAGCTGATTTAATTGTTATGAGATCAGTTCAAACCATTATTTCTAGTACAAGGACTTTTTTAGAAAAAAGAGATGTAAGTTTTATTTCGGAATACAATAACGATGGAACTACAGGTGCTCCTTTATATTACGCTATGTGGGACGATTATAATATTGTCGTTGCTCCTACTCCTAATGCGACAGCTGCGGCTGGACAAGTTCAAATTAACTATATCAAATATCCACCTCATTTTACTAGTACAAATACAACTTATATATCTACTAATCAGCAATCTTTGCTTTTATACGGTGTTTTAGTAGAATGTTTTTCTTACTTAAAAGGACCAGCGGATATGTACAAACTGTATTCTGACAAGTATAATGAAGCTATACAAGCTTTTGCTCTTCAACAAATGGGTAGAAGACGTAGAGATGAGTATACGGATGGAGTGCCACGAGTTAAAGTGCCTTCTCCATCACCATAATAAAATTAATAAGGAGAAAATAAAATGGCAATTACAACAAACGCAATTACTAATTCTTTTAAAGAAGATACTTTACAAGGATTGCATGACTTTACACCATCTACAGGTGATGTATTTAAATTAGCTTTATATGATGACACTGCATCCATTGGTGCAGACACTACTTCATACTCAGCAGGTATCACAGGACAAGTTCCAGATACTGGACAGTATGTTGCAGGTGGCGGAGCATTAGTGAACGCTTTAGTAT